ATGACGTTTCGCCCACGACACGCCCGCCGGAGCGGGCAAAACCGACAGACGCAAAAAAGCCCGCCGAAGCGGGCTGGTGCTACCATTCAAAGAGCCATGCCAGAATCACAAAGCCCGCCATGATCGCCAGCGTGAGCCAGCCCACCTCTTGCCCGAGCGTCATATCTCGAGCCTCTCGAGCTCATCCTGCCAGCCTAGCAGGGCGTCACATTGTGCGAGGGTATCTTTGACCACGGTATCAACCCGGCGTGAGAGCTCTGGTGACAAATTGCCGTTGGTGCGACATTCAAGAAGCAACGCTAGTAGCTCAAACATGTTATTTTTCCCTTAGGTTCTAACTGTTAGAACCCTGCCCTTTCGGGCAGGGTGAGCGTGTTACATGTTTAGCAGATTGTTATCTGCAAGAATCTCGCGCACCTCAGAGGCCACAGAAAGCTCGCCAATTGATTCGAGCATGGCCACCAATGCTGTGGCATGTAATGCCACCTCGTGGCGTGTCAGGACCTTAGCAGGGGTTACCTTCGTTGCTTTACGCCCACCAGTTTTCTGGCTGATAGGTGCAGCGTCAATCGCCTTGCGCACCTCGCTTTGCGCCTTTTCGGCATCAAGCTTTGCTTGTGCAGCGGCAAGCTTTGTTTCCTCGGAAGCTTTTGATTTTGCCGCTTTGCTTGCAAGCGCTTTCGCCTCTGCCGCTTTTTCAGCTGCAAGCGTTTCCGCTGCAATAAGCTTTGCTGCGTGCGCAGCTTCTTTCGCGCCTTGCGCCTCTTTCAAGTGCGCAGCATACAAACCAACGGCAAAGGGCTTGCCCTTCGTCATGGCGAGGTCCATTGATTTTGCATAAGCCGCGCCGGTGGAATAAGCAAGCTTGCCAGTCGCAAGCGGGGTTTGTCCTTGTTTTTGCTCTTCTTTCGTGAGCGTGCATGGCTTGACTACCTCACTCATAATCGCAGGCACTGCCACTTTCGCGGATACACCTTCACTCACCGCATAATCCAGTAAGCGCTGGATGATACGGGCCCGCTCTTGATCGGCGCGGATAAAGGCCTGAGCCGCGGCTGTTCCTGCGTTATCAAACTCGCCACGAGCGTGAGCAAGAATCGATTCGGGCATTGTCTTAATAACTTCCATGATGTAACTCCTCTTTGTAGTGCCTAGGCACAACCCGTGCCGTGGTGGGATGAGGTAACGTTACCCCATGTACTGAAGTATACTCTGTCTTGTCAGGATGTCAAGGTCTATCCGTTAGACCGAGCCGAGCTGCGCGCACAAACGCGCCGGGCGCGACCCCACCCATACCCTACCCCCCGCGGGCCATGATGGGACTCCTCCCTTGTGCTTGTGCTGAGTTTCGGAAACTCAAAGCCCACCACCATACCTAAGTTAACTCAGAAAAATATATCGCGCCCACGACTAAACCTAAGTTAACTCAGATAACGCCCCCCTAAGGCCCAAAGGTAACTCAGAAAAATGTAGGGCGTGTCCGAAAAAGCTAAGTTAACTCAGAAAAATTACAAAAATCCCATAGCATATAAGTTAACTCAGTTAAGCCCGTAGCCAGTAAGCCCCCATACGCGCTTGCGCATACGTGGAACCGTGCTATATTCGAGCCTCACCCTAGTGCGGGTTGCCTATGTATACGCCAGTCGTAGATACTGACATTGAGTTTTCCGATTACCAGCCGACGTTTGAGACCTTGCAGGCTCGCGTCGATACGGCCTTTGCCGCACTGGCAGAGTTAGAGACTAATGTGTTTGTGTCGGACGACGACATGACCACAGCACGGTCTGTGTTTATGGGTACGCAGAACGCCACAGACCTCGACCTCTCAAGCCCGGGGACGGTGGTGCACCTTAAGGCAATCCTTTCAGAATACGACACCAAAGTCGTAGAGTCTGCCGTCCAGCTACGTACGTACATCACAAACAAGTTGTTGCTGGAGAGTGCCCACTCCGACCCCCGCATTCGGATTAAGGCCCTTGAGTTGCTGGGCAAGATCAGCGACGTTGGGTTGTTCACGGAAAAAGCCGAGATCACGCTACGCCATCGCCCAACCGAAGAGCTGGAGCAGATGTTGCGCGAGCGTCTATCTAAGGTAATTGAAGGCGAGCACATGACGATGCCGTCGTCACCGATCCGCCGCAATGAGACTATCGACGACGTGTTTGCCACCCCCGCGCAATGAACCTAACGCACCTGCCGGACGCGGAGAAAGCTGACCTGCTGGCGTTGCTGGACGAGCTGGAGTCGCGTAAGCGCGTATCCATCTGCCAGAACGACTTCCTTGCGTTCATTGCAGCCCTCGATGCCACCTATAAGTTTGGCACGCACCTCAAGCGGCTCGGTGCGTTGCTGACAGAAGTCGAGCAGGGGTATAAGGATCGGATTGCTGTTAGCATGGCCCCGCGTATGGGCAAGAGCCAGATGATCTCCATCTATTACCCGGCATGGTATTTGGGTAAGAACCCCACGCACAAGGTCATTGTTGCCTCACACACTGCCGAATTGGCGGTGGATATGGCCCGTAAAGTGCGGAATTTGATGCAGACTGCCGAGTATCGGAGGATTTTCCCTAATACAACCATCGCATCCGACGCTAAAGCTGCCGGTAAGTGGAATACCAGCCAAGGTGGGGAGTATTTTGCCATTGGTACGGGGGGTGCGCTGGCTGGGCGAGGTGCCGATTTGATCGTTGCCGACGATCCGCTGTCGGAACAGGACATTAAAGCGGGTAATTTCGACTCGTTAGACGCGCTATATGAGTGGTTTTCTGCCGGCTTACGCACGCGACTCATGCCGGGCGGCAAGATATGTATATTACATACAAGATGGCACCAGCGAGACCTCATTGGACGTCTGATTAAGGACTCTGCGACTAACCCGGACGGCGACCAGTACGAGATTTTCGAGTTTCCTGCCATTCTCAACGAGGAATCGACCGACCCGGACAACCCGCCGAAGTCACTTTGGCCGGAACAGTGGTCGCTTGAGTCGTTGCTGCGCACAAAAGCGTCGATGTCGCACATTCTGTGGCAATGGAATGCGCAGTACATGCAGAATCCGACCGCTTCAGAGTCTGCCATCATCAAGCGGGAGTGGATCAAGTGGTGGCCGCACGAAGACCCGCCTAAAGTCGACTTTATTGTGCAGTCATACGACACGGCGCTTACCACCAAGACCCGGTCGGACTATAGCGTGTGCCACACATGGGGGGTTTTCTTCAATGAAGAAGACAATTCCACTAATGTCATCTTGCTTAATAAGGTGAAAGGCAAGTGGGAGTTCCCTGAGCTCAAGCAGATGGCCCTCGAGCAGTATCGGGACTGGGAGCCAGACAGTGTGATCGTCGAAGCCAAGGCCAGCGGCCAGCCGCTGATCGACGAGATGCGCCGCAGCGGTATCTTTGTGCAGGACTACAGCCCGGGCAAGGGCCAAGACAAGATCGCACGGCTCAACGCCGTGGCGGATATGTTTGCCAGCGGGCACGTGTGGTTCCCGGAGACCCACTGGGCACAAGCCACCGTAGAAGAAATCGTGTCCTTTCCAGCCGCCGAGCATGATGATGAATGTTTTGTGGCAGATACTAAGATCACCATGTTTGATGGCCGGGAATGTGACATACTCAGCATACGCGAGGGAGATTTTGTTTGGACGCCCACCGGGCCGCAGCGAGTGCTCGCTTCAGGGTGCAGCAATAGGGCTGCCCAAATAATAGAAGTGAGCTTTACGGACGGTCGCAGCTTGCGGGGCACCGCAAACCATCCAGTTTATGTGTCTGCGGCCCAAGCGTTCGTCCCCCTCGGAAGCCTTCAACATGGGGATTTCGTATGCACGTCGAAGTATTTTTCTACGGCGGAGTTAACTACCGTCGATACACTAATAGCAAGAACGCCTCCTTGCGAAACTATTTTTATGGCAAACGTGACGGCAAAAATGAGGCGTTGCATCGACGGATTTGGGAAGACGCTTACGGACCTATTCCAAAAGGTAAGCATATCCACCACAAAGACGCCGATACCAGCAACAATAGGCTGGAAAACCTTGAGTGCCTTAGTCCCTCTGAGCACGGTATGCGCCATCGCGCAGACGATGAAAGCCCGAGGACTGTTTATAAGCGGGAGTGGGCGAAAGCAAACCGTAAACAAGAGCGCAAGCAACCTACGGCATACACCTGTGCAAAGTGCGATGTCGCGTTTACCTCATTTCAGACTGATCGCGCAAAATTTTGTTCCACTCGTTGCCGGGAGCAATACCATAGCGGAGGACCGACCGAGGTCTGTTGTGTCATTTGTGCCGCAGCTTTTCAGACTTCTCGCGGAGAAACTGCGTGCTCTGATATTTGCAAAGCCGAGCGAGACCGACAACGCGAAATCGAGCGCCACCATAAACGGTACGTACCCCGGCCAAAGCAAGCTTACGTGCACACCTGCGTTGAATGCGGTGCGACGTATACAACCAGCAAAGCTAGCGGCGTCGTATGTTCCCCTACATGCAAAAAAAGCCGAACCTTACGGATGCAGCGTGAGCGCCGTGCGAGTGCTTCAAAGGTTTGAAGCCGTTTATGCGCTTCAAGTAGCGGGTAATCCGGTGTTTTACGCCAATGGCATTCTGGTCCACAACTGCGATGCCATGACCTTGGCCTTAGCACGTGTGCGTAAGGGCGGGTTGCTGTCCTTGCGGACTGATAACGAGGACAATGAACCAGTCTTTTTCCGCCGCAAAGGCGGCTACTACTGACCCAATTAAGGACCGACCCAATGGCAACAAACGTTGATAAGGCGCTCACCCCCGCCAACCCGCTGCTCGACAACGAGCCGTTCCAGCTTGAGCTCGACCTCGAATCTCCCTCGACACAAACGCAGCTTGAAGACGGGTCGATTGAAATTACGCTGGGTACCTCTCCCTCCGGCTCCGACACCGACACCGATGTCCCGTTTGATGCCAACTTGGCTGACTACCTCGATGAGTCCGTCCTTGCCACACTGGCCTCAGACCTGATCGACGAAGTCGAGACCGACATTCAATCCAGAAAAGACTGGGTTGAGACGTACGTCAAGGGTATGGAAGTGCTGGGCTTGAAGTATGAAGAGCGGATGGAGCCTTGGGAGGATGCCTGTGGCGTGTACAGCGCCGTCTTGTCGGAGGCTGCCATTCGGTTCCAAGCTGAGACTATGCAGGAGACATTCCCTGCCGCTGGCCCCGTGAAGACGCTGATCCTCGGAGAATTCACGCCGGAGAAAGAGAAAGCG